CAAGAACGTGGTGTAACTGGTTAAATTCTCAGAAGTTGAAATCGAACGCTACAAGGATTAACTCTGCTCAGCTTAACGAGAAGTTGTTGATTGATACAGAGTTCGGCAAAGTGGATAAAAAGCAGGTTCTGAGGGATTTCTTAACGCTTTGTGTAATCGAACCATACGAACAGTATTGTAATGATGAAGATATAAGCATACAAGGAGTGAATCAAATCTACTTATGGCTAGAGAAAAACGGATTTCTATTTGTAGATGAAGAGGAGAAGGAAAAGATTTGGAGAGAAGTGCAAGGAATGATTAAGCGAGGTAAGATGTTTGTACAAAACAACGCTAAGAAATACCACCCTGTAATAATGTGCAGAGAGATAGCTATTATAAACCTCTTCAGAGATATGAAAGAGATGGAAGTAAACCTAAGAGTTGAAATTTTAAAGATGATTGAAGATGAAAATAACTAACGAGTGCAACATGGAGTTAATGGCTAGGTATGAAGATAATCACTTTGATTTAGCTATTGTTGATCCGCCTTATGGTATTAATTATGATGGTAATACAACCGTAAAAGGTAAGTCTGGGAAAGCAAATACATTTTCTGATAAACAACATCATAAAAAAAAAGGTTGGGATAAGTATAGACCTTCTGAAGAATATTTTAAAGAATTGTTTAGAGTTAGTAAAAATCAAGTTATATGGGGTGGTAATTATTTTGCAGACCTACTACCTGCAAAAAAGGGTTGGATTTATTGGGATAAGAAAATAATAAACGCAAATAATAAAAACTATTCAGATGGCGAATTAGCGTGGAGTTCATTTAATTGTGTATTAAGAAAATTTACTTATGACTGGATTGGATTTGGTTATTTAAACAACCCACAAAGACAAAAAAAGATACACCCAACAGAAAAACCTATACAATTATATGAGTGGCTATTAATGAATTATGCAAAAGAAGGTGATAAGATACTAGACACACACTTAGGAAGTGGATCAATAGCTTTAGCTTGTCATAATTTAGGGTATGATTTAACAGCTTGTGAATTAGATAAAGAGTATTTTGATGCAAGTTTAAAAAGATTAAAGCAGCATACTGCTCAACTTAGAATATTATAAGATGAATAAAGAGAAGAAGATAGTTACAGATAACAACTGGGTGCTTGTCGTAGGTGGTCAATTACCTGATATAAAAAGCCAAGAGTCTTTAGATAAGAGAGCTAAACGAAGAAAAAAATACAATGTAAGAGATGAAGAATAAAGAAGATGATTTACAAACGGCAGTAGTTACCTACTTAAAGCTAGAGTATAAAGCTTTGTTCTGTGCTTCTCTCGGAGGCCAGTACCAAAAGTATCAATCTCAGAGAATGAAAGCCAAGCGTACAGGATACGTAGCAGGGTTTCCTGATTTGTTTATCTATGAACCTAAAGGGAAGTACAACGGTTTAGCTATAGAGCTTAAGGTGAAAGGTAACTACGCAAGCCCAAAGCAGAAGGATTGGTTGTTTTATTTAACTGAACGAGGTTATAAGGCTGAAGTTTGTACTGGATTCGACCAAGCAAAAGAATTGATAGATAATTATTTCAATCAATAAATTAGTTTTATATTTGCCTAAGTGAGTAAGCTACTTGAATGCTACACTAAAGACCTATCGAAATCTGAAAAGGTTTAGTTTCAACACGATAGGCGAGGTTTAAATCGAGGGATTTAACAGTCAGCGTAGGTTGGGCAAGGGATTTCCCAACCTACTATGAACTAAGATTAACAAGATGACACAAAAACTATTTATAATTACAGCAGTAGTATTAATTATAGCATTTAAGCTATACGATAAATCAGTAAACAGATGAGCAAAGATTTGGAAAAGAAACCGACAGAAGTAGCATCAGCAATGTTTGAAAGTTGGTTAGATGACTTAGAAGATAAAGAGCAACCTGAAGCTTGTAGTATTGACAACGAAGATTGTGAAGCTTGTGGATCGTAGTATAGAAGAGAAGGTATGTGATAAGATATTAGAACGTGCTGAGATGGGAAAGAATAAATACGGTACTACAATGGAGAGAACAGACTTATCTGTTACCGAGTGGTTAACTCACGCACAAGAGGAAGCAATGGACTTAGCTATATATTTAGAGAAAATAAAAAGCATAGTTGGCAATGAGTAGCACAATTATTGTATATTAGCATTAAGAATTTCCACTTCTTAGTTGTTTTGATGGGGGTGAAGGGTCATAGCTTCACTCCCTTTTTTTATAACTAAGATTAAAAACAACTAACTATGAGAGGATTAATCAATCACACAATATTAAAAGGCATTAAGAAGGGTGCTAAAGCTCACGTAATAAGAAGATACCTTTCTATATACTACAGAATTAAAATAGGGCATAGAGCATTTATTACAAGGTATGGAACAATTAAAAAACGTTATAGCAGCACGTTATAGTGAAGTAAGTAATATAGCTCTTAAAGTAACTAAGGGTAATAGGGAAGATGCACAAGACCTCACACAAGAGGTTTATCTTATAATGCTCGAATATGACCAAAGCAAACTACTTCAAATAGTGAGCAATGGTCATTTATTGTTTTGGGTAACAAGGGTAATGATGAACCAGTACCAATCTTCTAAGGCTTCATCTTTCAAGAAGAAACACAAACCTTTACCTATAGATGAGAATGCAATCATAAGCACTCTAAGAGCTGAGAACATTAACGAAGTAATAGAGGAAGATTTAGAATACTATCGTAAGTTAGACCTAATCAATAGGTCAATGGAAGATTTACACTTCTACGATAAGACTCTATTTAAAGTCTACTACGAATCAGACCATACTATCAGAAGTTTAGCACAAGCTACAGGTATAAGTACAACCTCAATCTTCTTAACTATCAAGAAGGTTAGAAACTATATCAAAGATGAAGTTAAAAACAAGTAGCAGAACTTACCAGGAGCGAATGAGTATCTGCAAAGTATGTCCTCACTTCCGTAAGTCAGTAAGTCAATGTAAAAAATGTGGTTGCTTTATGAAAATCAAAGCACAAATAGCATTCACTAAATGCCCAGTAGGTAAATGGGATAGAGAGAACGACTTAACAACCGACCAATTAAGTATCCTTAGAAGGTTATTGACTCAGGTGGGCTCAGATAAGATAAGCAGAGAGGGGAATGTAGGAATCACAAATCTATATAATGAAATATTCGGAATGAATAAGAAGGTTTCAAGTTGTGGTACTTGTGTTGCACAGACAATAAAAGAATTAAAGGAAGTAATGAGTAGCTATGAAGATAGAAAATAGAAGAATATCAGAGTTAAAGTTTGCAGAGTATAATCCACGAACGATTAACAAGAAACAATTCAAGGATTTAAAAGCAAGTTTAAAGAAGTATAGTTTAATTGATCCAATCATTATAAACTCTTCTAAGGATAGAGAGAATATTATCATTGGAGGACATCAACGCTCACGTGCTTGGCTTGAATTAGGAAACGATACAATACTATGCGTGGTTCTGGACTTATCTTTAGCTGATGAGATGGAGCTTAATTTACGCTTGAATAAAAACGGTGGTAAATTTGACGATGATTTACTATTGAATTACTTTGATGAGGATTTACTATTCGAAGTAGGGTTTACTGTAAACGATTTAAACATCAACTTGGATAAGTACGAAGACAATACTTTAGCAGAGGAAACTAAGAACGTATGCGAGTGTTGTGGCGAACCTCTATAAGTTTAGACACTACCTGCTAATGGGTTTGATCGGTGCTATAATATTCAGCGTTACATTAATACTATTAACGACATGATTGAATTACATAAAGGAGATTGCTTAGAAGTTATGAAGGGTATTCCTTCAGGTAGTGTAGATGCAATCATTACAGATCCACCGTACGGTACAACTGCTTGTAAGTGGGATTCAGTTATAGACTTCACTCTAATGTGGGAACAACTGAATAGAATCATTAAACCTAACGGCGCGATAGTATTATTTGGTAGTGAACCTTTTAGTTCTGCTTTACGTATGAGTAACATAAAGAATTATAAGTACGACTGGATATGGGAAAAGAATTTTAGTGGTGGGTTTGTATTAGCAAAAAAAAGACCTATGAAATACCACGAAAACATAAGTGTGTTTTATTTTAAACAACCTACTTATAATCCTATATTTGAAGATTATGCAGAAACGACTAAAAATAGATTTAAAAATAATGGAAAGGTAAATAGTACAAAACTTCAAAGAGAAAAGTATACAAATGAGGTGCAGGGAATAAAAAGAGTTGCTGATGAAGTATTCCTTAAAAGAGGGAAGTATCCTTCAACTGTTCAGAAGATAAAAGGAGTTCCAAACGCAAACGGAGTAAGGCAGCACCCAACACAAAAGCCTATTGAATTAATGGAGTATTTAATAAAAACCTACACCAATGAAAACGAAACTGTATTAGATTTTACAATGGGTTCAGGTAGTACAGGTGTAGCAGCAAAGAGTACCAACAGAAGCTTTATAGGGATAGAACAAGATGATAAGTACTTCAACATCGCAAAAGATAGAATCAATGCGTAAGCACACTAAAATATACTTAGAGTTCTTTAACTTTGATGAGTGCGACTATATACCTTGTGAAGTGTGTTCATCTCCTGCACAAGACATACATCACATCGAAGCGAGAGGAATGGGAGGGAGTAAAGTAAAGGATTACATCGGTAACCTACAAGCAGTTTGTAGACCTTGCCATATTAGATACGGAGATAAGACACAATACAAAGAAATGCTAATCGAAATCCATATTAACTACATGGATAAATACGGAAAACTACAATAAGATGGAAGAGA